ACGCTAAGCTACAAAACGAGCACCCGTACATGTGGATTATGCCCAATCCAGGAGATGCTGGAGCTTCCTTAGGGGCGGCTTTGTTATCTTATGGTGGTAAAGTCAACTTCACCCCATATGTGGGTGAAACCATTCAAAAAACGGTTGATGTCAAACAAGTTGTTGACACATTACTGCACAAAGGCATGTGTGGGATTGCAAATGGGCAGGCTGAGTTTGGACCACGGGCTTTGGGTAATAGAAGTCTTCTAGCGGATCCTAGAACGCTACAGATGAAGGATTTAGTTAATACCGTTAAGAAAAGACAAAAGTTCCGCCCGTTTGCTCCTGCTATTTTAGAGGAACACTGTCAGGACTATTTCCGTATGCCAGCAGATAGTCGCTATATGTCCTTTGTATACGACTGTAAGCGTCCTGATTACATCCCAGCATGTGTTCATGTAGATAATACTGCTCGGGTTCAAACCGTTCCTATATGGTCTTCTAGCATCCTTAGAGAAATACTTGAGTGTTGGTATGAACGCACTGGATGTCCAGTTCTTCTAAATACATCACTCAATATTCGTGGGATGCCTATTGTTAATACTTGGGAAGATGCAATACAGTTTTCTAAACAATACGATATTAAGGTTTACTAATGGAAGAAAAATTCATTTGTTCAAAACCATTCAATACAATATTCAATCATCCTGGTAGGCATTATACACCATGTTGTTGGGCAAATTATACAGTAAATGAAAGTAATCCAAACAACACATTACCATTTGATCATTTTGATGGAGATGATTTTAGAAGACTTAGAAAAGAGATGATGATAGGAGAAAAAACAGATTTTTTATATTCTTATTGTAGGTATTGTATTGATAGAGAAGAAGAAGTTAAGGATTCTCCAAGGAAAAAATTTAAAATCAATTCAGATTTTATTTCCCATAATTTTAATATGGATGGATCGCTAATAAAAGGAACTAAAAATAGATACATTACACTTTCAATAAACATTTATGGCAATTATTGCAATTTAGAATGTTATGAGTGTGATCCACTTGTATCTACTTCCAGAAAAAAAGCAATTCAAAAAATACAACCTCAATTAGAGTCTATAGGAATAACTCAAAAATCAATTTCAGAAGAACCATTGTTTAAATCTGTATCATTTGATGAAAAAAATAAAGAACAATTTGAATCTATTATTAATCAAATAGTTGAATATGCCGATAATGTTTTTTCTATAGAATTTGTTGGTGGAGAACCAATGCTAATGAAGTCTCATTTCAAATTACTTGATAAACTTATACAAAATAATAAATCACATTCAATTGTATTAGTTTATATTTCAAATATGACTTTGATGACTATTGATAAAATGAAATATTATTTTGACAATTTTAAGAAAATTAAAATACAATGGAGTGTTGATGCATTGCAAGAAAGAAATCATTGGTTAAGATATCCGACAAATTGGGACGAAACTACAAAAAATGTCATTGATATTCAGAAATACTTAAAGACAACTAAAACGGGCGATATTATTGCAACAATAACTCCTAGTTTATTGGGAATAGTATCTTTAAGAAAAACATATAATTGGTTATTTGCAAGAAAATTAATATCTAAAGAACGTCAAATTTTTAATGCACTATTAAAACCTAGAATTTTAAGAACAAGAAATCTACCAGATGAACTCAAAGAAGAAATTTGTAAAGATGTAAAACTTATTTCAGAATATCACTACAATGATCTTATACAACCTAGAGATGAGCACCAATTTAAAATGGCTATAAAATATTTTGATTTATTAGATCAATCTAGAGGAACTAACTGGAGAGAAACATTTCCAGAAGTTGCAAAGTATGCAAATTGACATTTTCTAAATAACGTGGTATCATAAATTTGGGTGATACCCGTTTACGTAAACAAATCAAATTGAAGTATATTCATGGCAAAAGGTTTTAAAGTAGTCACTAAACCACCTACATCATCAAGCGGTGGTTCTGATGATTTTAATTTGGAAGAAGCAAAAAAAATGATCAAAGACAAAAGCATTGTCTTTTGTCTTCCTGGTAGAGGCGTTTCATATACATATCTCAAAAATTTTGTACAACTCTGTTTTGATCTTGTACAAAATGGTGCATCAATCCAGATTTCACAAGATTATTCTTCAATGGTCAACTTTGCCCGTTGTAAGTGTCTAGGTGCTAATGTTCTCCGTGGTCCCGATCAACTTCCTTGGGATGGTAAACTAAAGTATGATTACCAACTTTGGATTGATAGTGACATCGTATTCAACACAGAATCGTTCTATCGCCTAGTATGGATGGATAAGGACATTGTTTGTGGTTGGTATGCAACTGAAGATGGCGTAACAACATCGGTTGCACATTGGCTTGAAGAAGATGACTTCAAGAACAATGGCGGTGTTATGAATCATGAAATGGTTGATGGTATTCAAAAGCGTCGTAAACCATTCACTGTTGATTACACTGGGTTTGGTTGGACACTAATCAAGAATGGTGTATTTGAACATCCAGAGATGAAGTATCCTTGGTTTGCTCCTCAGATGCAAGTTTTTGATTCTGGAGAAGTTCAGGATATGTGTGGTGAAGATGTTTCGTTCTGTCTAGATGCAATCAAGGCAGGATTTGAAATTTGGTGTGATCCTATCTGTCGAGTAGGACACGAGAAGACACGAGTTATTTAATATATAAGTTAGAATTTGTGTCGGATTATACATGGAGAAATACGATATATATTGTCAGGGGAGAAAAATCTATTCTTCCGTAACGGAAGAGGATATGTTGGAGATCACGCAAGAACTTGCTGATCAATTTTATCAAAATGGTACTCCCCATCCTGACGATATTGTGGTAGAATATCTTGGTTACGACATTGAGTAAATTATGGCAGTGAAAAAATCATTGGGTGGTTCAAAAATTATTGAATCAGTTCCAAAAAATACTCGTCAGGGACGCTCCAAGAACACAAAAGTTTCTGCAACAAGTAGGAATGGTGCTGGTAAGCGTTATCGAGGTCAAGGAAAATAATTCATAGTTAATATTTTGGTTTGAATTCCACTTCACATTATTATCGAAGATGGAGTTTACCCATACAGACAACAGAATAAGGTTATCAACATTGTTAATGTCCCTGATGGTAACATCAGCAGTGATAAAATTAACTGACGCATCTATAACAATAGATAAATTATTATTAAGTTATACAAAATAATCATCTAGGTTTCAAGGATATATACCTTGGAACCTATTTTTTTGGGATAGAAACCCCGTAAAAAGTTCTGATTTTACCCAATCAGACAACTTATGGACTTTGAAGAACAAAAAACTCACAATCTGACCATTCAAAATAAATTGCATGAAAAAATTCGTAATGATGAAGATTATGATGACTGGGAGTATGGAACTGAACCCAGTTATGGAATGCCTATAAATACGAATAAATAAACGAAGATCCTATAAAAAGTGCCTCTTCAAAAAATTTCTAGGGGTTTCAAGGACATTTCACTGTCAATGAAGCGTCATCCAGTTACAAATGATATCCTTCCATTAAAAAATGAGGATGCAATCAAGCGTGCTGTTCAAAACTTGGTAAGAATACAAGTTGGAGAGGTATTTTTTAACAATCTAATTGGTACAAGAATTAGCGGAGCACTATTTGAATTAGCAACGAATGATTTTGTTGCTCCAGTAAAAACAGAAATTGAAACTGTTATTAAAAACTTTGAACCAAGAGTTATACTGAAAAGCGTTGAAGTTGATTCAGATCCTGATAATAATGCTCTAGACATCACAATATCTTATGACATAGTTGGTTTATCAACGCCTACACAGACAGTTACATTCATTTTAGAACCAACTAGACTATAATGGCACTAACACAATTTACAAATCTAAATTTTGAGGATATAAAATCCTCGATTAAAGATTATTTAAGAGCAAATACAAACTTTACAGACTATGACTTTGAAGGTTCAAACCTTTCAGTCATTATAAATTTGCTTGCATATAATTCTTATATCACTGCCTACAATACAAACATGGTGGTGAATGAAACTTTTATTGATTCTGCAACACTACGTGAAAATGTTGTTTCACTTGCACGTAATATTGGATACGTTCCTCGTTCAAAACGTGCAGCAAAAGCAACTGTAGACTTTTTTGTAAGTGGAATTTCGACAACAACGGACACAATTTCATTTCAACCAGGAGTTGTCGCAAATGGAAGTGTTTCCGATGTCAATTATATCTTCTCTTTACCAGAAAAAGTTACCGTAGCAGCAGATAACGGTACTTCTTACGGAAGTTTAGAAGTTTATCAAGGGCAATATCTAGAAAATTCTTGGATAGTTAATAATTCTCAACCAAATCAACGTTATGTTATTCCAAATGATAGCGTTGATACATCAACTTTACGTATTAGAGTAAAAAATACATCAACAGATACTACTTCTACTGAGTATCAACTCGTAGATAATATTCTTGGCATCACTTCTACATCAAACATTTACCTAATTCAAGAAACAACAGACGAAAAATACGAAATTTTATTTGGTGATGACGTTTTTGGTAAAAAATTACAGTCAGGAAACGTAATTACTGCTTCCTATATCAAGACAAATGGTAAAGAAGGCAATGGAGTGTCTGATTTTAGGTTTGCAGGAACGATTTTTGATGAAAATAATGCAAATATCACCTCATTTAGTGTAGATTTGACTGCACAAGTCCCATCTGAGAATGGAGATGAGATAGAACCTGTCGAAAGTGTCAAATATTATGCTCCTAGACTATATTCATCGCAGCATAGAGCGGTAACAGCAAGCGATTATGAGGCAATTCTTCCGACATTGTATCCAAATATCGAAAGTGTAAGTGCATATGGTGGAGAAGACTTAAATCCACCGCAATATGGACGAGTTTTTATTGCCGCTAAACCTAGAAATGGATCTTTCTTATCAGATTTTACTAAAAAGCAACTTTTACAGTCATTAAAAAATTATTCTGTTGCTGGAATTGTACCGCAGTTTGAGGATTTGAAATATCTTTATGTTGAAATTAATAGTTATGTCTATTATAACACTAATTTTGTCGGTGATCCAAATAGTTTAAAGACAGATGTTATTTCTGCCATTACTTCTTATGCCAAAAGTTCAGAAATGAACCAATTTGGTGGTAGATTTAAGTATAGTAAAACTTGTTCACTTATCGATAACGTCAATACTGCAATTACTTCTAATATTACAACTGTAAGAATTAGAAGAGATCTTGTCGCACGTATAAATCAATCTGCACAGTATGAATTATGTTTTGATAATCAATTTTATAATGGTAAGAAAAATTATAACGTAAAAAGCACAGGATTTTCTGTTTATGGAGTAGAAGGTACTTGTTATTTTTCAGATGAAGTCGTAAATGGATCAAGCACTGGAAATCTATTCCTATTCCAAGAAATAACTGATCAAGAAATCAATATTTTATCAACTAAGTTTGGAACAGTCAATTATAGCACTGGTGAAATCCTTATAGATACTGTAAATATTACATCAACAAGTTTACCAGACAATATTATTGAAGTTCAAGCAATTCCATTGTCAAATGATGTTTTGGCAAGAAAAGAATTGTACTTACAATTAGATATTTCTAAGAGTAATTTCTACATGAAACAAGATAGCATTTCATCAGGTGCTAATACTTCTGGAACTAGATTTGATATTCAGTCAAGCTATCAAAACGGCAAGAAAACAAGATAACAGATGATTGAAACCTCCCTATCCAAAGTCAAAATCAATGAAATTATTCAGAGACAAATTCCTGAATATATTGACGTTGAAAATCCTTATTTTGGCGAATTTCTAAAGCAGTATTATTACTCTCAGGAGTATCAGGGAGGTCCTGTTGATATTGCTGATAATTTAGTTGAATATAAGGGACTAGATTATCTTAATACAAGAAATCTTATTGGATTTACATCACTAACATCCTATATTAGTGGTGTTGATGAAACAATCTATGTGCAGTCAACAGATGGTTGGCCAGCACAATGGGGTTTACTAAAAATTAATGATGAGATCATTACTTATACTGGTATTGGATCTACATCGTTTACTGGATGTGTTCGTGGGTTTAGTGGTATTGAAAAAAATACAAAAACCAACCAACCAGAATATTTAACATTTACTTCAAGTGGAATTGCAACCCATGCATCAAATGCAAGAGTTGAAAATCTAAGTAATGTCTTTTTAAATGAATTTTTAAAGAAATTAAAGACTTTAGTTCTTCCAGGATTTCAAGATAGAAGTTTATATGGCGATTTAAATGAAAGTAATTTCATTAGACAAGCAAAAGACTTTTATAAGTCAAAAGGAACTGAAGAAGCATTCAAAATTCTCTTCAAAGCATTATATGCTGAAAAGGTTGAGATGGTTCAACCCCAAAAGTTTGTTATCAAACCATCTGATGCAGATTATATCAAAAATGATGTTCTAGTATGTGAAGCAATTAGTGGTAATCCTTTGAAGATTGAAGGAGAAACTCTATTTCAAAATACGACACCACTACAAACTAGTGGTTCAATTTATAATGTAGAAAAGGCAATTATAGATGGCAATACCTATTATAAGATTGATATATCAAAAGGAACTACTATTGGCAAATTTATTCAGGTTGGAAAAACCTTTGTAACAAAATCTTCTGGTGCAGGATCTACTATTCTTAATGTTGATAGTACAGTTGGATTTGGTGCAACAGGAGATCTATCCTATGAGGATCTTCAACTTTCTTATGTTGATAAAAACTATACTCAATTCCTTGGGGTTTCTGGAATTACAACAACTGTAGGTATTGGATCTACTGTCTTTGCATATGGACTTCAAGCATATTCATATGAAGAGGGAAATCTTGATAATCCAGTTTATTTGAATGTTGTAGGAACAATTAATAACTTTGTTGGATCTGCTGTTAATCAACAAGAAAATAGTAATATCAATGTATCAACTTTAGGTATCGAGCAAAAAGATACTAGATTTGCTTCATGGATTTATAATACGCCAACAAAATACATTATTGATACGGTTACATCTCTTGGATCTAACGTTTATCAATTTAAGTTTTTTACAGATCATGTTCTTTATGTTGGTGATAATCTTGAAATCGTAGATGAAGATAATATTATAATTGTTGGTTCTCTGTTGCAGATTGTTAATAGTAAAACTATTCAAGTTAGTTCTTCTGCTTTAAATTTATCTAAAAAGTATTTTATTAGAAGACAATTAAAAACAAATAAACAGTATACTGCTGATGTTCAGAATGTATATTCGTCTGGAACTAATGTATATGTTGCATCGAATAGTTTACCAAACTGGACAATAAATCCACAAAAAAGAATTAGAAACTTTACTACATCTGGAGTTACAACAAATACACGCATTACAATTACTGATCATAATTTTAATGACGGTGAACTTGTTGTTTATAGACCATCAGCAACAAATAGTTCTGTATCTGGATTAAGTACCAATCAGTCTTACTATGTTCGTAAAATTAGTTCCAGTTTAATTTCTCTTGCATATTCTTTAGAAAATGCTCGTAGAGGTCAATATATTACTATATTTGGATCAAATGATTTATCTGGAATTACCACACATTCTTTAACCCCATATAATGTTGGATTTTCCACTATTGGAGCACAAAAATTACTTAGAAAGTTTTCAGTTCCTGAGTATAGTGAGACTAAAACTAAGACAATTCAGGGTGGAGTTGGATTATTTGCTAATGGTGTTGAGATATATTCTTATAAATCTACAGACAAAGTTTACTATGGTCCAATCCAATCGGTTGATGTACTAAACAAAGGATCTAACTTTGATGTAATTAATCCACCTAGACTTTCTGTGTATCAAGATGGTCATAGTGGTGTAGGTGCATCTGTTATTGCACATGTATCAGGAACTATTCAGGAAATTCTTGTAGATACTGAAGGATTAGATTATACAAGCACTCCGACGGTTTATATTAGTGGTGGTAACGGTTCTGCAACTGCAGAAGCAAAGATGAAGTTAGTTGCTCATCAAGTAGATTTTGATAGCACTAGCACTGGTGGAATTGTAGACACTGTTACTGATAAAATTACTTTCTCAGAAGCACATGGGTTTAAACATGGCGAAGAAATCATTTATGATACTCGTGGAACAACTCCTATCGGTCTTGGAACCACACCAGGAACATTAATTAATGGAGCATCTTACTTTGTAATTAAAAATAATAACTATACAATTTCTTTAGCAGAAACTAGACAAAAAGCTCTTGTTGGTATTGCAACTCTTGATATTACTTCAAATGGTCAAGGTTTTCATTCATTCTCAACTAAAGAAAGAAGGTTAAAACTTGATAAAGTTTATATTATTGAAAATGGAACCTTCTACAATAGAGAAACTACTACAACTAGTGCTGGCATTAACATATACACAAATACAATTACAATCAATAATCATGGATATAGTTCTGGAGAAGAATTACGATATTCTATAACAGGGACAGTAGTAGGAGGATTAAGTACAACCACCCGATATTATGCCATAAAAATAAATGAAAATGAATTCAGAGTATCTATTTCTACTAGTTTAACAAGTCATGTTAATTTAACTAGTGTTGGAACTGGATATCATACTTTTAATTATCCTTCAATTAGTGTTATATTAAATGGTCCACAAGGAATTACAACCGCAAATGCTACAGTTACTCCAATTGTAAGAGGATCAATATCTAATATTCATGTTAAAGATGATGGTAGTAATTTTGGATCAACTATTATAAATGATAACTACAAACCAGAAATTAGAATTGTTGAAGGATCTGATGCATCATTAAGACCATTTATTCTTAATGGTAGACTTGATCGTGTTATTGTAAAGAGTGGGGGTTCAAATTATTTTAGTACGCCAGATATTATCATCACTGGAGATGGTATTGGTGCAAAAGCAAAGGCAATTGTATCTAATGGACAAATCGTAAGAGTTGATGTTATTGATCAGGGTGCTGGATATACCACAAATGGAACTACAATAACAACTTCTACTCCTGGAGAGGGAGCAATATTTTCAACTAATTTAAAAGAATGGACAGTCAATCAAGTTGAAAGATATGCAAAATTTAATGATGTAAAATCTGATGATGGATTTTATGAAACGGTAAGGAACTCTAAACTTGGTAACCCTTATGTTAATTACTATGTTCCAAGAACTTTAAGAACATTCTTAAAGGATACTGGAGTTCAACATTCTCCAATTTTAGGATATGCATATGATGGAAATCCAATCTACGGACCATATGCATATACCAATTTTAATGGATCTGGATCTTTAAAATACTTACAACCAAGTTATGTAAAGATTACTGGTGCAAGAGTTGATGGACCAGTCATTTCACAATATCCAGCTGGATTTTTTGTTGAAGATTTTAATTATGTTCAGGGTAGTGGTGATTTAGATGAATATAATGGTCGTTTTGCAGTAACACCAGAATATCCAAATGGTGTTTATGCATACTACACAACGGTATCATCAAATGTTGTAAACAATAGTGGTAGTCCTTTTAACGGTGTAAGGCAACCAGTATTTCCTTATGTGGTTGGCAATTACTATAACTCAACACCAAGCGACTTTAACTTTGCCTATAACTCTACTCAAGATATTGATCCAATTTCATTAAATTTAGTACGAAATACTGATGCGTATAAGATAAGTAATGGATACGAGTTTATTTCAAACTCAAATAAAAATACAACTATTCAGTCTAAAATTTCTAAGTTAAGATCTGGATCTATTGAGCAAATTAATATTGTAGAAGGTGGATTGAACTACACTGTTGGAGACAGAGTTGTATTTGATAATTCAAATGCTTCTGGATTTGGTGCTATTGCAAAAGTATCAAAAATTGTAGGTGTTGCAGTTACTAATATAACTTCATCAATAACAACTTTAAGCAATATTAATTTAGTATGCAATAATGGATCAGTAACTGCCATTTCAACAACTCCTCATAACTTATCAGATGGTTCTTATGTAAGTATTGTTGGAATATCTTCTACATCATTCAATAATATAACTGGAACATTTAGAATTGATGTAAGAAATATAACATCTGGTCTAGCAACTTCTATGCTAGCAACTGGACTTACAACTAGTGTTCAAATAACAGATCTTGCATCAAAGTTTTCTGTCAATGATATTATAAAAATTGATAGTGAGCAATTCCTTGTTATGGGAATTGATAAGGCAAATAATAAATTGAATTTACTGAGAAGATATAATGGCACAACAGGTGCTGCACATACCAATCGTACAGAAATTGTTCGTCTTGAAAAAGAATTTACTTATGAACTTGATAAGGTAGTTTCTCTATCAACTCCTAAAAATGAAACTGTATTTTTTGATGCATCATCTTCTGTTGGCGTTGGATTGAGTTACGGTGTTGGTATTGGAACAACCATTTCTTACATTGGAGCAGGAAATAGTCAAAAATCAATCTTTATACCTACTAGAAGTATTTTTCTACCAGACAATCCTCTACTCCATGGTGAAGAAGTTTTCTATAGTCCTGGGGCTGGTACTTCTTTGACATATTCATTGGATGGTAGTATAACATCTCCAATGCCATCAAAGATGTATGTACAAAAACTTACAAAAGATTTGATTGCACTTACAAATGTAAAAGTTGGTATTAATTCCGATTTATCAAGAGTTTACTTTAATGGAAATATTGGAATTGGTAATAGTCATTCTTTTACAACCAGAAGAAATGTTTTATCTTGCAATGTTAAAACAGTAGATGTCGTTGTATCGACTGCAACTTCTCATAGATTGAGACAAGATGATGTAATTGATCTTAATGTTGTTTCTACTGCTACAAGTGCTATTTCTGTAATTTATGATACGACGACCCGCTTTATAACTATTGGTTCTTCAGATAATCCAAGACTAAATGTAACTCAGGGTGATTTCTTAGAATTTGACGTTTCTCATGCAAGTTTATTAAATACTAAACTAGAATTTTTCTTAGATCAAAACTATAAAAAAAGTTTTGTTGGATCTGGTGTTTCTTCATTAGAAATAGTAAATCAATTTGCCCCAGGCATTACATCTGCAAAAACAACTATTCATTTTACTGAGCAAGTTCCTTCAGTACTATACTATAAATTTACACCACAAATTGCAACAAAGATTGTTGAGATTAATAAAGATATTAATGAATATTCAAAAATTGTTGTAAACAATAGTAAATTCACTGGAACACATTCATTAACAACTACTACAAATCAATCATTTACATTCAATGTATTTGAAATTCCCGAACGAGTAGGTTATACTAGTGTTTCGTATATCAACTATACAACTAAATCATCCACAGCAAATGGACCTATTGCAAAAGTTGATATTTTAGATGGTGGTAAAAATTATAAGTCAATACCTACATTATCTGCAGCATCTACAACTGGTTCTTCTGCAGTATTAAGACCATATGGAGAAAATATTGGAGCAGTAGATGCTGTAGAAATTATTAATTTTGGTTATGACTATCCATCAGATAAAACTTTACAACCACAGGCAAAAGTTCCTCAAGTAATCATATTAAAAGACAATTATAGTATTGATGCTGTTGCAATCACTTCAACAGGATCAAAATATCTAACTGCTCCAGATTTGATTGTTTATAATAGAAAAACAAATACTGTAAGCAATCAAGTCAGTATTATTGCTAAATTGTCTGGAAGCAGTGTTGGATCTGTCAGTGTTGTTAATGCTGGAGGAAATCTTAAGAGCACTGATAACGATGTTATTGCAGTTAATAACACTAATGGTGTAGGTATTATTAGTGCTACTTATTCTTCTCCAAACGTTACTTTAAGACTTCAAACACCATCTTCAGGATTTACTACAAGTAATCCATTACCATTTAAAGTTGGTGATCAAGTTTTTGTTGAAAATGTTGGCGTATCTGCTGGTAAAGGATATAATTCATCTGAATATGGATATGGTTATCGGACAATTACGGGTGTAAATACCGCATTTGGATTGATAAATCAAGCAACTATTTCATATTCAGTTGAGGAAGATCCTGGAGTTCATGATGGACTTCAGTATGGAACAGTATCAAAGGCAAGTGATATTGCAACATTTAGTTTAACATTAAAAGAAGGTGAGTTTTATAATGGTGAAGAAGTTTATACAAATTCTTCTTCTTCAAATGTTATTACTGGTAATGGATCAATAACAAATGTTTTAAGAGTTGATAGTCTTGTTGGTCTCAATACTGGGGACTTACTGAAAGGAAGAATTTCGGGTGCTTCTGGAATTATTGAAAGTATGCAGAATTATTCTGGATACTTTGAAGTAGGATCAACAATATCAAAAGATTTTGGATGGGAAAGAGATACTGGAAAATTAAATGAATTCTTCCAAAGAATTCATGACAGTGATTACTATCAACAGTTTGCATACTCATTGAAGAGTAAAGTTGGTATTAGTAGTTGGAGTGAACCTGTTGATAGTTTAGCACATATTGCAGGTTTCAAAAAACATTCTGATTTACTTGTACCTTCTGATAGTCTTGCTGGACTTGGAAGCACCAGTGTTTCTACTGGAATTGGAACTCAATCAAGTACAGTTGTATTGGTAAATCCAGATCCTGTCAAAATGTATTGTAAACATGATTGGGATCTTGTTTTTGAAAAAACTAATGCTAGTGCAACAATCAGCGATAAGGTAGTATTTAAATCAAATAGATTTGGTGATGCCTTAATTTGTAAGTCAAATAGAGTTCTTGAAATTGATGATATCAGCCCACAGTTCTATTCAGATCCAAATATTAATAGATCAGTAGAACTTGATAGTTTTGATATTAATCAAGCATCTGCAATTAAATATTATACACAAGTTGTTCTCGATACTTCACTCGGTATTGTTTTCAATGAAACACAGTATACTGAGTTTGTAGTTTCTCATGATGGCACTATTTCATTCAATAATCAATATTCTGATGTTTCGGATTCTTTTGATTTGGGAGATTTTAGTACATCAATTTCAGGAAGTACGATTTCTATTTTGTTCTCACCATACAATACAACATATACTTACGATTTAACTTTCTATAAAGAAAAAATTGAACCTGGAGTTGGAGTTGGAACGACTTCATTTGGTCATATTAGGAAAGTTGGAGTTTCTTCTTATATCGCTCCATCTGGTTCTCCATCTCAACAAATTATTCAAGCAATTGATGCAAATCAATTCAAGAGTGGTAGTGTGGTTGTTTCTGTAATTGGTGTCAATCAAAAGAATATTGTTGAAGCATCTTTCCTAGGAATAGGATCAACTGCACAATATGTTGAATTTGGTAAAATGGATAGTGGTGTTGGTCTTGGTACGTTTAGTGCTGATATGACAGCAACAAATACCCTTCATCTGAAGTGGTTACCTGCCGCTGGAGTTGGTGTTACTGTTGCTATGCTATCTACTCTAGTTGGTATCGCAACTACTGTTTCTAGCGGTATTCCAGGCACCTCTTACGAAGTTGGAGATGCTTCACTGAATTGCACAAGAACAGTTATTGCATCTTCGGCTACACCATCGGCAGAAACTATTTCAACTATTTCTTCAAATAATTACATATCAGTTAAGTATCTTGTAGAGATACATAATACATCAGATAATCAATATTCATTCTTCCATGTAGCAGCAAATGTTTATGGGGATGTTGTGAATTATGTCAGGTATAATAATCTTTCAACATCAGTTGACGTTAGAAGAGATATTCAAAATGTTGACATGATTGTTTCAGGAACTAATGCTGCATTAAGATTTACTCCAAGAGCAAATAAAGCATATATTGTAAGAACATCTGAAATTAGGATTGATAATCCAGATGATGTATCTTCTGATGTCGTTATAACCCTTCCATAAATATTCCAAAAAAGACATGGGATTTGAGTTAGGATCCGTAAATAGAAAATATAATTCAACAACGGAAACCTTCAGGTATTCGTTCAATTTGACGCATGAAGGACATCCCATATTTCATAAAGTTTTTGATGGATCAAATACATCTGCAGTTTTACTTGGTGCAGATACTTTTGTTATTAATAATCATTTTTATGTAACTGGAGAACCATTATATTATAACGCTGGTCCAGGAAATACTGCTATAGGTATTAATCCTTCTAGTCCTGGTGTTGGTGGTGCAACAACATTACCTCAACAAGTATTTGCAATCAAAATAGCAGAAAATACATTCAAAGTTGCTGCTGCTGCAACTCTTGCTTTTGCTGGCAGTGCTATTGATTTAACTTCTGTTGGCATAGGAACAACTCATTCATTTACTGCAGAAAAACAAAACAGTAAGTGTATTATTGCCCTCGACAATATCATTCAATCTCCAATTTATAAACGCACTGGATCTACAACAACTTTAACATCAATTAATAATAGAATTCTTCAAGTTGCTGATATTAGCATTTTTAAGAATTATGATTTAATTCAAATCAATGACGAAATCATGAGAATTCAAGTCATTGGTTTCAATGGTAATGCAAATGAAATGCTAGTTGATAGAATGTGGATGGGTACTTCTGTTGGAAACCATGCCACAGGTGATACAATTCAACTACTTTTTGGAGATTATAATATTATTAAAAATGTAATTACTTTTGCAGATGTTCCTTTTGGTGGTATTAGATATACTGTAGGATTTTCATCATCAAATGTTAATACAACTACAAGTAGTTTTACAGCACTTTCTGATATTTTTACGACAGGATCACAAGTCCTATTAAGAAGTATAAATCCACCATCTCCATTAGTTTCAAATGAGAATTATTTCTTAATTAAAAATTCGGCAAATAATTATTCTTTTGCTACAAATTTAGACAATGCTAATGTTGGTACAGCGATTACCCTTACCAATGCTGGCATAGGAACTCATAATTTAATTTATGTTGATATTACAAATGGGAGTTCTTTCCAAGGAAGATCTTTTATCAGGTCAAGATATGATGGAAACATCATTATTGATGATATTTCACAAAACTTTACTGGAATAGCAAAAACATTTACTATAAAAAGTTCTGGCGTAAACACCACTGGTATTACAAGTGATTTTGGTGTAATACTAGTCAATAATATTTTCCAAAAACCAGATGTTGACTATGACTTTATATCTTCAACTGGTATAACCTCAATAAAGTTTAGTGGTAACAGCGATGCAACTGTAGAAGCATATAGCACTTCGGATGTAAACGACAATAAACTCCCAAGAAAAGGTTTAATTGTTTCTTTAGCAAATACTGAAGGTTATGGATATCAACCACAATATGTCGGAACAGGAACCGCAGTGGTCTCTGGATTTGGAACAGTCACAGTCGCATTGGGATACTCTGGCAGCGGATACAGAAACGGTCCGACTACTTATCGAGTTTATGTCAATGGCGGAAATCCTACGACTGGAGCTGCTGGCACGTTCACTGTCTTAAATGGGCAAATATCTAATATCTTTATGAATACTCCAGGTGTAGGATACACTTGGACAAATGTTCCTGTAGTTTCTTTTGATGCTCCTATTGCTTATGATGATATTCGACTAATTAGTTCTTCAACTGGTATTGGTGCTTCAGCGTCTATCTTTGTAGGAACTGGATTAAGTATTACATCTTTCCAACTAAACAATATTGGTTATGGATTTACTGTTGGTGAACAATTGAGAATTGCTGGCATTCCGACAGTTACGAGTATTGGATCTACATTCAGAAATGCAATATTCACTGTAAGAGAAACTAGGGATGATGAATTTGCTGGATGGGTTCTAGGAAAACTCCAAGTTCTTGACGATTTTTCTTCAGAATTTAATAGTCTTAAAACAACATTTACGATTACTGAAAATGGTGTTCCATTAAGTATTGAAAAAACTTCTGGATCACCAATTAATCTTGCTGATGTGTTATTAATATTCATTAATTATTTATTACAAAAACCAGGAGATGCTTATACCTTTGAAGGTGGTACACAAATAACATTTGCAGAACCACCTGTTGCAGGGTCTTCAATGCAGATTTTATTCTATAGAGGAACAGAT